AAGATCTTGTCGGACAAGGACTCGAAGTGGGGCCAGTTCTCGGCTGCCGACCTCAAGAACTTCGAGACGGCACTCAAGGTGTACGGGACGCAGGCGTCCACGGTGACGGGCTTCCCGGCCCGCTACTGGGGCATCACGTCGACGAACCCGCCCACCGAGGGCGCCATCCACGCTGACGAGGCGAACCTGACCCGCGGCATCGAGGCGGACAACGAGCAGGTCGGCATGACGTTGGGGTGGGTCGCGGCGCTCGCGCTGCGGTTCGCAACCGGCGCATGGGTGGACGGCAACCGTGTTCGCGTGGACTTCTTCGACCCCGCCACGCCGACCGTCTCGCAGCGTGAGGACGCGCTCGCCAAGCGGCGCGCCGCCGGCGTGCTGTCCCGCGAGGGCTACTGGGACGAGCTCGGCTGGTCCGAGGCGCGCAAGGCGAAGGAGCGGGAGTACCTGGCCCGGGAGCGGGCGGAGGAGGTCGACCCGTATCTCGCTCTGGTGAGGGAGAAGGAGGAGGTCGACCGTGCTGCGTCAGAGCCTGCCGTCGTCGGCTGAGGCGTATGCGCGGGATCAGCGTGCGGAGATCGGTGCGGCGGTGTCTGCCGTTCAGCGTCAGTGGCGCCGGATGGGTGAGGACTTCGACGCGTCGTATCTGACGATCGAGCCGGCGCTGCTCGAGATCACAGACAAGGCGCAGGCCCGGGTCCTCGCGGGCGCGCAGGAGTACATCCCTGCGGTCCTCGAGGAGACGGGCCAGCGTCGCGCGGTGTCCGCGCGGTTCACAGTCAACGCGGAGTCCCTGGTGGGCGTCGCGGGCGACGGGCTGCCGACCGACTCGCTGCTGTACGGGTCGGTGATCCACGCGAAGCAGCGTGTGGCTGCCGGTGCGTCGGCGCGTGAGGCTCTGGCGTCGTCGTCGCAGTGGTTGTCGACCGCGGTTGGCACGCTCCTGTCGGACACGGGTCGCTCGTCGGAGAAGCTCGCGACGATGGCTCGCCCGGTCACGGGGTACGTGCGGATGTTGAACCCGCCGTCGTGTGGCCGGTGCGTGGTCCTCGCGGGGAAGCGATCGAGCTCGTCGGTGCCGTTCCGGCGGCACCCGGGCTGTGACTGCCGGTCGATTCCCGCCGCGGAGTCTCTGGCGGATGACCTGACGATCGACTCGCGCGCGTACTTCGACTCGCTGGACGAGGCGGGGCAGGCGCGGCTCATGGGGTCGAAGGCAAATGCCGCCGCGGTGCGAGACCACGACGCCGACATCAACCAGATCGTCAACGCCTACCGCAAGGGCGGTGGCGTCCGGCCGGCGCAGGTCTACGGCCGTGACATCACATACACGACCGAGGGCACGACGCGCCGCGGGCTGGCGTACACCCGGATGCGGCAGATGCGCGGCAACACGGACGCGCAGGTTCAGGCCGGGTTCGCGACGCGCATCACACGGACCGGTCCCGAGCAGCGTGCCGTGATGGCGACCCGCTCGCGTGCCCCCCGGTTGATGCCTGAGTCCATCGCGCAGATCGCGACGGACAAGGCCGACCAAGAGCGCCTCCTGCGCCTGTACGGCTGGGTCCTCTGACCCGCCCCACACACTCCCGCCCGCGCGATGCGGTGTCGGGTTCCACCCCAGCGATTGGGAGACCCATGTCGGAGACCACGACCGCGCCCGCTCCGGGCACGGAGACCGCCGAGCCCACCGCCCCGCAGGGCGATCCTGCGGACAAGCCGCTCGGCCCCAACGGGGAGAAGGCGCTCAGCGACGAGCGAGCAGCCCGCAAGGCGGCCGAGAAGTCGGCCGCCGACCTGCAGGCCAAGCTCGATGCGATCAGCCGAGCGAACCTGTCCGACCTCGAGAAGGCGCAGCAGGACGCTCAGGCGTACCGCGACCAGCTCGCTGAGGTCACCCGTCAGAACACCGTGAACAAGGTCGCGCTCGCCAAGGGTGTGCCGGCTGACCTCGTGGAGTTCCTGACGGGCGAGACCGAGGACGAGATCTCGACCAAGGCGGACGTCCTCCTCGCGCGGCTCAACGCTCCGACGACACCGCGGCCCGACCCCTCCCAGGGGTCCACGGGCGCGCTCGCACTGAACGGCGACGGCATCGAGTCGGCGCTCAAGAACGCTCTCGGCATCGCGTAGGCGAGGCCCTTCCCCGTCCCAGGAGGACACCATGGCGATCACCGCCGCCAGCAAGACCAGCGAGTTCGCTGGGTTCCTCAAGCCCGACCAGGCCGAGGCGTACTTCGCCCAGGCGCGCAAGTCGTCTTCGTTCATGCAGCTCGCCCGTCAGGTGCCGCTCGGCATCAATGGCGCCGAGGTCCCTGTCGTCACCAGCAAGGCGACGGCCGGGTGGGTCGCTGAGGGCGGGCAGAAGCCGGCGTCCAAGGGTGAGCTCGGCATCAAGACCATCACCCCGAAGAAGATCGCGGCCATCGCCGTGGTCTCCGCGGAGGTCGTCCGCGCCAACCCGGGCAACTACATGAGCCTCCTGCGCGAGGACATCGCCGAGGCGTTCGCGGTCGCGTTCGACGCGGCGGCGTTCCACGGCACGAGCACCCCGTTCGGGCAGTACGTGGACCAGACCGCGAAGATCGTCGAGCTGGGCACGACCGTGAAGGCGAGCGGTGGGGTGTATGGCGACATCGTCGCCGGCCTCAAGTTGCTCGTCACGGACAAGAAGAAGCTCACGGGCTTCGCGTTCGACCGCGTCGTCGAGCCGACCTTCCTGGGTGCCGTCGACAACAACGGCCGCCCCTTGTTCGTCGAGACCCCCCTCGAGGACACGACCTCGGTCGTCACCCCGGGTCGTCTCATCGGTCGGCCTGCGTTCATCGGCGACGGTCTCGCCACCCCCGTCGTGACGGGCACCCCGAACACGGGCGGCATCGTCGGCTACGGCGGCGACTGGTCGCAGGCCATCTGGGGCGTCGTGGGGGGCATCTCCTATGACGTGTCGACCCAGGCCACGGTCACCATCAACGGCGCCCTGACGTCGCTCTGGGAGAACAACCTCGTCGCGATCCGTGCGGAGGCTGAGTACGGCCTCCTCATCAACGACACGGCGGCGTTCGTGAAGTACACCGACCACACCGCCTGAGGAGGCACCCCGTGACCCGACTGAAGAACCGCGAGACCGGAACGGTCGTCCACGCTGACGGCGACCTCGAGGCCAAGCTCCTCGGTGGCGGCTACCGCCCTGCCGACGAGTCTGACGACGAGGGCGGGCGTCCGCGGGGCAACGCCGGCCGCGAGGCGTGGGCGGAGTACGCCGACTCCCTCGGAGTCGAGTACCCCGAGGACGCCAAGCGCGAGGACATCAAGGCCGCGGTCGACGCGGTCGAGGCGACCGAGTAGGGGGTGGGGCGGCCATGACGTTCGCGAACATCACTGATGTCGGCGTGCGGCTTGGCCGCCCCATCACCGACGCCCACGAGATCGCCCAGGTCAACGCCTGGCTCGGTGACGTCGAGGGCCTAATCTTGGCCCGGATCCCCAACCTCCTCGAGCTCGTCGCGGCTGGCTTCCCGCTCGCGGCGAACGTCATCAAGATTGAGTCGGACGCGGTCATCCGGAAGATCAAGAACCCTGACGGGAAGGTCTCCGAGGGGGTCGATGACTACAACTACCGGCTCAACGAGAACGCTCGCAAGGGTGAGATCTTCCTGACGGACGACGAGTGGGCGCAGCTCATGCCTGTCAGTACGTCCGGCGCGTTCTCCACTCGGCCCGGGTTCGAGCCCGACCGGGGGTCGGGCTACCCGCTGAACTGGTGGGAGCTCAACCTGTGAGCGCCCGTAGCGCGGTCCTGCAAGGTCGTCAGCTCGCCGAGCGCCAGATGACCGACGTGTGCACCGTCCAGGCCGTCACCGGCACGTCGACGGACCCCCTGACGGGTGTTGACACTCCGACGTACGCGACGGTCTATGGCCCGGCAATCGAGCCCCACAGGGGCAAGTGCAAGGTCCAGACGTACGAGCCGTACGAGCGCAACCCTGAGGTCGGCGGCGCGACCATGACGATCCAGCGGTACTCGGTGCATGTCCCGGTCGGGGCGTTCTCGCCGGCTATCGGTCAGGTCGTGACGATCACGGCGGCGGCATTGGATCCGCACCTCGCGGGGAATCAGTTCCGGGTGGTGGCGCTGCTGCACAAGACGGCGGCGACCGCGTACCGGCTGAGTGTGGAGGAGGTCGTCTGATGGCGATCGAGTTCGACACGTCGGAGCTGCGCGGCTTGGCTGCGGACCTCACGAGCGCCGGGTCTGGCATCGCTGACAAGGTGCGCCCGGTCGTGCACCGCGGCGCGAACAACATCAAGCGGCAGATGCGGGCGGAGATGCGCGCGTCGGCCCACTTCAAGGGCGCGGCTGACGCGATCGACTACTCGATGCACGGCGGGATGATGTTCGGCGTCGGGGTCATCGAGGCGGAGATCGGCCCCAGGAGGGGCGCTCCTGGCTCACTCGCGAACATCGCCTACTTCGGCACGTCACGGGGCGGTGGTACGGTCCCGGACCCGAAGGGTGCGCTCGACGTCGAGGCTCCGAACTTCGAGAAGGCCATCGGTGACGTCGTCGAGGGTCTCCTATGAAGGCCCACATCGACGCGATCCGGGCGCTCATCCCCTCGACCTTCACCACCTATTTCGTGGACGTCCCGACGGCGCCGACGTACCCGTACGTGCTCATCTGGTCGTCGGCCGGCACCCCTGGTGTGGAGCAGGCGCTCACGGATGAGCGGACGGACATCGACACGCAGATCGGCGCGACGATCGTTGCCGGCACACCCGAGGGTGTGCTGATCGTCCAGAGCGCGGTGCGGGCGGTCCTGATGCCGGGCGGCAAGCCGAAGTCCCTGGCGGTCCCCGGGCGCGTCGCCGTGCTGCGCCTTGAGGACTCGCGTCCGATCGCGGTCGACCGTGACGTGACGATCCCGACGACGAACCGGTTCCCGGCCTACGGGGTTGACCTGTACCGGCTGATCTCGACTCCCGCCTGACCTGTCCCCCACCTGCCCCAGCCGTCCGGCGTGGGGTCCTCACCCATGCCCAGGAGGCACTCGTGGCGCACCTCATCGACGCCTACCGCACTGACACCGGGGAGAAGGTCCGCGTCCCCGCTGACTGGATCGGACACCCCGTCCTCGGGGTCCCGTTCTCCGAGACCCCCCGCGGAACCAAGGCTGCTCCGGCGGCGCCCACCAAGACCCCGGTCGCCGGGGACAAGGAGAAGATCTGATGCCCCGCTCCCTGGCTGACGGCCGCACGAAGTTCACGATCCTGACGACGAAGCCGGACAACCCGGCTGAGCCGACCATCACCGAGCTCAACGCTGGTCTGCACTACGAGGACAACGTCCTCGCGAGCGACTTCGTGTTCGGTGCCACCGACTCGGACAAGGTCGCCGAGAAGCCGCTGAGTGCGCAGTCCAACGCGAACGCCCTGGCTGCGTCGAACTTCCAGTGCGCCTTCACGGTGTTCCGGTACTTCGACGCCACGACGGGCGCCCCTGACACCACGGCGGACGCGAAGTTCGCTGCGGTGAAGACCAAGGGCTCGCAGCTCTGGGCGTACGCGCGCAAGACGGGCAAGCCCGCGGGTGCCGCGTGGGCGGCTGACGACGAGATCTACCTGGGTGCGGAGATCGCGACCGACGAGCCGCAGCCGCCGTCGGACCTGGGTGGGTACATCAAGTACCGCGTCCCGTGCGAGGTGCAGACCGCGTGGCCGTTCATTGAGGCCGCCGCTGCTGGCGCCTGATCTAGACCCCGGCCGGGCGGCGCTGTCACGGGTCCGCCGCCCGGCCGGTTCATCTCGACCCGTGAAGACCCGTGACTAGCACTAGACCCGTGGAGCACACCGTGACTGACCCCACCAGCAGCGCATCCGTCGCCGAGGTTGAGTTCGACCTCGACGAGTGGCTCTCGACTGGCACGCTCGCGCGCCGGTCCGTCGAGATCTACAACGACCCGTCCCTCGCGGCGGAGTTCGACGAGCTCGACCGCCGGCTCAAGGCCGTGCAGGTCGACGACGCGGACCCCGAGGCCACGATGGGCACGCCCAGTGAGGCGACGGAGATCCTGGCCGCGATGGACGAGCT